TTAATTTCTGCAAGAATGAGTTCAATTCTTTTCCTTCTTTCTTCTGGAGGAAGACTAGAGATCTTACTAACACCTCTATTAACAACTGCCTCCTCCATTGGTTTTGTGACAAATTCATTCATCGCATAATCTAATAATAATCCAACACCAAATGTTTTAGCACCTGTCAAAAATCCCTTAGGATTAAAAAATCTTGGAGCTCCGCCACCACCTGTCGTAACTCTTGGTCCTTGTCTAAAAGGATTTCTAAATCCTCTTCCACCACCTGTCGTAACTGTTGGTCTTTCTCTAAATGGATTTCTAAAATCTGGTCTTCCTTGAGGTTTTCCACCACTCCTAGTAACCTTTGGTCTTCCACCTTGCCCGGGTCTAGGACGAGTAGGTGATCCTCCTTTTGATTTTGGTCCGCCTCCTCCACCCAAAGTACTCAACATTCCAGCAATAATTGCTAGATTCATAAAGGTATCTAATGCCTTAGTGAATCTATCGAATGTGTTTAATGCATTTTCTCCTGCAAAATTTTTAATTGCGTCTCTTGTAAATTGATATGCTTTGTATCCCCAATCAACAAATGTCAATAAACCATTCAATAGATTTCCAGCAAAATTCATTATGCCATCAACAGCATATCCAAGAGGTTTAATAATTGCAATTAAAGCTGGAAGATATTCTAAGAATTTAATAGCAAACCATCCAAGAAACATATTCAAGAAAAATCTCATTATTCCTTCTAAGAATCCCATCCCAGGTATTGATGGCATTTTCTTAAGATCTTTATCGTTCTTTGGAATTTTTGGTTTTTCTAGTTCATCTTCTTTTCTTTTTCTTCTTTTATTCTCTATATTTTTTTGTCTTATTTTATTAGATCTTTGTTGTAAAGCCACGCTTCCTTTCAACAAAGAATCTATTTGAATGACTTTTACTTTTATTTGCTCTACATTTTCTTCTAAAGAAACATTGGCAAATTTGGAGAAAGATTTTTGATTAGATTTTTTGACTATCAAAAAAGAATCTCTTTTGACTAATCCGCTTCCACGTTGTTGATTTGTCCCAGCAGATTGAGGAGATAAAACAATCGCTGAAGATTTTTTACCAGCATCTTTTGGTTTTCCTACATTCGTTTTAGAGAATTTAACTAAAGATGATGTTGCTTTTATAACGGAAGAAAGATTAGCCATTGTCTATCGTCCTCTTTAGAAAATACCAAAAATCTTTTTGGTATTGTTATGGCCACTAGGATGAGTAGTACCTGTTCTTCCCCTCAAAGTAGTTCTTCTAGCAAATCTAGATTGATATGGTCCAGCTTGTGTTCTTCTTGGATCATTTGGAGCATACATTGTTACGGGCCCAGATCTCACTGGTGGTTTTACTGCCGCAACACCAGCATTTTGTGGTCTGGCAAATCTTGATTGGTATGATTGTCCAGTGTTTGTTCTTGGTTTGTCATACAAAGTAACTCCCTGACCATACCTTTCAGTTACTGCTGCTGTCTTTGCTTGTTGAGAACTTATAACCCTACCTTTTGCATCGGTAGGTTTAAACCCTCCACCAAGATCAATGTTACTTCCCATAGGTCTAAGATTTCCATAGGCAGTGTTTTGTAACATTCTATAAACTCCAGACATTCCTTTAAATAAAGTTTCAAATGCAGCATTTCCAATCGTAGCGTCTTTTGCATTTTTTCCTTCACCTATTTTTGCTTTTCTTCCTTGCAAAACATCTGAAAGAGCTTTAAGTGCTTTTCTACTATCACCAAAATTTTTCTCTGCGGTTTTATTAAAATCCCAGGTTTCATCTCTAGAAGTTCCAGTTACACCAGTCATTGCTCTTCCAGAAGAATCTACCTTGAAAGCAGTTTGACCTAAAGCAAAATTAGCAAGTTTATTTGGAAGTAATTTGTTATAAAGTTCTTGACCAAGAGCCGCTGCACCAACATCACCATGCCCTCTTTTCTGTGCTTCCATCATTGCAGGACGAAGATATCTACCCATTGCGCCTTGATCTTCCACTCTAAACATTCTTCCCAAAGGACCAGCAAGAGCCTTCAGAGACATCTGAACACCCTGAACACTCGCCCCAAAGTTTTTAACTCTTCCTCTTGATAGTTTTTCAACTCCCTTTTCAAATCCCTCTGTTTTTAAAAACGCCAAAGGATCCGCAAAAAGTCCTTTATCTTGTATATCTTGAAATCTTTTTCTAATCGATCCCTCTATTCCTTTGTGTTTTGTTGGATCATATAGAGATTTAATCCAATCATCATTCCTCGTTAGTCTTTCTTTTGTTTCTTTTGTTAATGGGTCGGCTCCTGGTTTCATTAATCCAAGAGATCTTTCCCTTTCAATGGCGGCAGTCTCTCCCATATATGGATTATTTGCCACATTCCCAAGAAATCTACCTAATGCAGAAGCAATAGGATTGGGACCACTAGGTCTAGTTGAAGTTGGAGTGGAACTGGGTCTACCACTTTTTAGACTTAATGCATAATCATTTACCTGTCTTCTAATATTTTCCAGAGGATTTGTGGAACTGGGTCTACCACTTTTTAGACTTAATGCATAATCATTTACCTGTCTTCTAATATTTTCCAGAGGATTTACTGAAGAACTGCCAGGAGACCTAGATCCAAATCCAACACCACTTTGAAATGCTTTACCCCAAGTTTCTGGTTTATCTATATTATATCCTAACTTTTCCCGAATGAATTTTTTTAGGTTAGTAATATCACTTAGATATCTGTCATTTTTATTTGTTGCTTCTGGAAATCCACCAATATTTTTTCCAAGATATCCTCCACCTGCAGCGTGTTTAATCCCACCATATATCTTTGGTTTATTAGTACCACCACCGGCGGCGTTCATTTTTTCGAGAGTATCAACTCCCCACATTTTAACTGCGCCAGGAGACATTATAAATTCGCCGTCACTCAATCTAGCATTAATCTGATCAACTCCTTTTTTGCCACGAACTAATCCATATCCTCCACCAGCAAATCCAAGTGCTGCATTTTTTTCATCATTAGTTCCTGATGCTTTTTTAGTTTCTCCCCCTGTCATACCAGGAACAAGTTCAGCAGCTGCCCCAGCTCCAAACAAAGCAGCGGCAGCAAATCCAAGAGGATGTCTAGCAATAAATCTAAGTAGTCCAGGAATAGCAAACCTAGTCAATCTAATTAAAAATTTTCCAACAGACGCTATTAAAGTACCGGCAAAATTTCCAAGTCTAGTTCCAAATAAAACATACGCAGCTAAAAGAGCAGGCCAAAAAGTTTTTAAGAAAGAAAATATTGCATCAATTTTTCCTTTATTTGCAGGATTGGCAAACCAATCTATCAACTTCATCAAAGCTCTTCCAAGAATCATTTTAATGAAGAAATCTAAAATACTAGACAGTATGTTTTTAACTGGTGCAAGTAATTTATCTATTACTTTTCGAACAACAGAAAACCTTTTTTCTAAATCAGATTCTCTACCAGATCTTTTTTCATTTTCTTGTTCTTTTCTGTCTACTTCAAGTTGATTCGCTAATGCTGCTTGCTGTAAAGAGATGCTACCATAAATTGATTCTACAGAAGCACGAAGAGAAGCAACATCTTTTTTCAAAGAATCTCCAACTTCAGAATCTTTTTTAATTGTAAATTTATTATCTTTAACTATAGAAGAAAAACTACTTCCTTTGAGTTTCTTTTGAGAAACTTTTATTAGAGAGGTTGCACTTGAAAATGAAGATGCTGATATTTTTTTCTTCTTTATGTTAAACCTACCTTGTTTTCCGCCACCATGATATTTCTTTAATTCTTCTCTAAGTAAATCTCTTTCTTCATCAGGTATTCTTAATTTACCAAGTGATACTTTTATTAGAACTTCTTTTAATAAACTTCTATACGTATCATAATCCAAGTCAAAGACATCCTCAAGACCAATCAGCCTCAGTATTCTTTCATCTATTACTTCTTTCTTTCTAGAGGAACTGGGCATTTTGTGCTTGTTGTTTTGACTGCTCTTCTTCAAGATGTTGTTTCAAAAGTTCAACATATATGTCCCTTTCCCAAGGGATCATGTTTTCAATCTCCGTTAATGAATATTTATGATACTGCATCAAAGAAAAGTTAAGTTTAAAATATGAAGCTAGGTCCATATGGACCATAGCTATGCGAAAAAACTTGCTAACCCTTCTAAAATAACTTCGCTTTCTACTTTTGTGGATGGATTTTTTACCTTAATTTTATGAGAAAGTTTGGGCATGGTCTCAAAGAATTTTTCAATTCCTTTAAACTGAGTCGAATTCATTTGATCAAGGAACTCTGTGAGTTCTTTTTTAGTAACATCAGATGTAGACCAAACTTCTTCTGCTGTATAAATTTTATCAATACAGGACGCAATAAGATCAAAAGATTGATCAAGGAGATTATTATCAGAAAGATCAAAATTTGATTTGATAAATTGATCCAATGATGGATATCTCATTTCCATCATAATAGAATCATCAACTTTTATTTTATTAGTATGATCTTTATTTTTTTCTACTTTAATATCATCTAGATTTATTTTTACTGTAACCTGCGTTTCTTCATCATCTGGGCAAATGACATTAACTTCCAGTTCTTCTCCAACAGCTTTTCCTCGAATATTTAAAAACAAATATTCGATGTCAAACGTTGGCAACTCTTCAATCTTAATCCCTTTAGTTAAGACGCAACTTTTAATAACTGCTTTAATTGCTGTCGTGATTTGCTTTGTATCTTCGCTCTCTAAAGCAATCACTAATAGTTTTTCTTCCTTAACAAGAAATGGTCTATATTGAATTGTTTCTCCTGTTGATGGCAATTCAAGTTCATAAGTTGGTGTAGCAATCTTTGGTAAAGGCATGATCTCCTATACAAATCAGTGTGATTATTTATGGGGCATGGGCAGATGTAAAAGTGTCCATCCTCCCAGCACTGGAGGGCAAAATGCAGTATAATATATGGGTAACAAACACCACACATGAAAAAACTTATTTACAGTCTTGCCATCGCTCAAGGAGTTGCATTTTCAGTTTGTTTTGGAGCGTGGGCACTTCAAGATTACAAAGAACTCCAATATGCAGTAGCAACAGGGGCACAACATGCGGAGATGCGTCATCGCATTAGTGTAGGTTTTGATGGTGTATGGTATCTTCTTTCGAATATGGTTATTCTTTCTGCAGTTAAAGGACTATCAAATTCTAAAAAAGAAGAAGCATGAATTGAGGGGGGGGGTCTTGAGACCCCCCCTTTTTTATGCGAAACCAGTAGCTCCTAATACACCTTGATCAACATTCCTACCATTGAAGAAGTTGGCACTATTAGTAGCATCTTGAGAACTTTTTCCAAAATTATTATAATATTCATTTCGATCCATAGGAGTTCCTTGAGGACCTTCTACTCCAAATTGAGGATTTGTAAAGTAATCTGGTGGATTATTAAATTCCGCTTGCCCAAGTGGAGTGAGTGGTGGAGTTGTATTTGTTGGAGCAGGTGATCCTGTAATAGAAGTAATATAATAACGGATATATGAAAACGAAACCGTAACTTTTAAAAGCTGAGAAGATTCATATGAAATTGGTATAGAGTTAATGTTAAGTGGATATATATTGACAAAATTATACTCTAATGATGCACTTCCTTTATCTCTTTCAAATTTAGTAATCTTTAGAGATCCATAATATTCATATGGATATTTTACTCTATATGAAAAATTTCTATTAGCTACAGAATTACTTCCAGAAACACTTTCATTTGTGATGTACTTCATCCAAATTTCAAAAAAACGAAGTGTAGTATATGGGCTTTTTGGATCAGCGTCTACATAAAAAGTTAAATCAATTCTATCATCATAGTTTCTTCTATACACATGCCTTTCAGTAACTCCAGTTCTATCTCCATTCATTTCATGAGTTGCAAATTGAGATCCTGGGAGCAAAGCTTCGCAGCAAGATAATTGAATTTTATCTTGTTGACCAGAAAAGTTCATAGAATTTGCAGACATATAAGATTGAAAGTCTCCGCCAGGAGTTCCAATATAAACTTCATATACAGAAGTTAAAGCAGGGTAAAGTAATTTTCCTTTTATGTCTGATACTGACCTTGCTGATGGCATTTATAAATATTTTTGACTTATATATTATGTAGTAGAGATAATGGCAGAAAGTATCAAAAGCAAGTATAGACCATCATATCCAAACAAATACAAAGGCGATTCAAATAACATAATTTGTAGGAGTAGTTGGGAACGCAAATTTTGTTATTGGTGCGATCATAATGAAAATATTTTAGAATGGGGATCTGAAGAGTTTTGGATTCCATATCGGTCTCCTGTTGACAATAAAGTTCACAGATATTTTCCAGATTTTATTGTTAAAGTTAAAGAACAAACTGGAAATATCAAAACATATGTTATTGAAGTAAAACCAAAACGACAAACAGTGCAACCAAAACAGAAGACAAAAATAACAAAATCATTTTTATATGAAGCAAGAACATATGCAGTCAATCAAGCAAAGTGGAAAGCAGCTTCAGAATGGTGTAAAGATAGATTATTAGAATTCAAAGTTATAACAGAAGAAGAATTAGGTATAAAATAATGGCAGAAGGTTTTGGTCAATATGTAGGAACGGGTACTGCAAGAACCAGAGAACTCCTTAAAAAAGTTGCAGAATCTGGAGTGACCGATCCGGAAGATATTATGATGTTTATCATGGAAACATTTAAAGAGGAAGTATTGTATCCAGAACCAGGAAAGTTTTATACATTCTTATACAAACCAAAAACTCCAGACATTGAATATGATCAACATCCTCTCATAGCATGTACTTCCTTAGAACGATGGGGATTTAAAGGACTCAATTTTCATTGGAGACAAGGAAGACAATATACTTGGGAAGAGGTTATTGGAAAACTTCATGTAGTAAAATATGAAGAACTTGATGAATTGATTTCCTTGCAGTATGGAAAATTCCGTCTAAATAAATGATAAAGGACATTAAAAGGTTTACCTAATGGCAGATAGACCCGCTGCGCCGTCTGGGTGGAATGTAATAAATCAAAATAAACCAAATGAGTATTCCGCTGAATGGGATTATCAAGGAAAAAGATATGCTACAGTTACCGATGTAACTACTGGTCAAAGATGGCTATATGAAGTTAGTCCAGCAGGAGTACCTGGGGTTGTAAGTGGGGGGAGAACTTTAATTAGTACTACTACTTCTGATGGAGAAGTAACGCAAGGACCTGGATATAATACTATTGTTGAATCTGGAGGGCAAACTTTATATAAAAATTTAGATTCACAAAACAAAAGTAATTCTTCAAAAGTTATAACTGCTGTTGGAACTGATGCAGAGAAAGCAAAGATTGGAGCAACTCCACAATACAAATCAACACCAGTAGGACAAAATACAGAAAAAGTTGATTTGACGGACCCTAATAATAGTTTGTTTGGAACTGGACAAACTAGAGGAAACAATGCTGGACTTCCAGGTGCTGGTGGAGGATTAAGATATCCATCCGATATGTCATCAGAGCAAGACTGTATAGAATTTCAAATGATAGAGTACTCACCTAGAGCATTGACCGGAGTTACAGATGCTGGAGGTGGAACAAATATCTCTGGATTCGCTGATAGAAGAGGAACAGGCAGTGCCGCGTCACAAGGAACGGTGACAATGGCAATCACTGGAGGAATTAGCGATTTAAATTCCGTAACGTGGGGAAGTGCAGATATAAGTCCTATGGATGCGGCAAAAGCTTCAGCGTTCTTAACTGCTTTAAAAGAGGGAGGTGGAGCGGCAGTAGAAAACATGCAAAAACAAGCACAAGCAGCCACAGGAAATCCAGAAACTGCTAACCAAGTAAAAACTGCACTAGCAGCAGTGCTAACAGATGCAGCGATTAACAAACCAGGAACTCTCTCTAGAGCAACTGGAGCTATTATAAATCCAAATACGGAATTGTTATTTCAAGGAGTTACTCTTAGACCATTCACTTTTAACTTTAGAATGTCTGCCAGAAGTGACGCAGAAGCAAAAGAAATAAAAAAAATAATTTTCTTTTTCAA